ATCAGACATATTCTGTTTAATGGAGTTCCAAAACTTACTCTCTGGTTTCACTTGAAGATAATAATAAATAGATAAATAGCCAAACCCCAGAATACAATCTTCTGACCAAAGTAGAAAACTATTACACCTAATCCTTCCCACCAAGAGGGAGAAAAGTTCCAACAAAGATTATCTTTAGGTACTTGAACAGTATCTCTATAAGTAAACTTATGCTTCATGGACACCTCTTCATCAGTTCTATCATCTGATTATAATACAACAACCTAAACTCAAAGTCCTCAGCAGTCAGCGCTGCACGCCTCAAGTTTTCTACTCTACGCCAGAACAAATCGTCCGTCATAGGTAATGGAGTATACTCATACAAATCTGGTCTAACTATTACTAACATACTTTCTCCTTTTTTTTTGCCGAAGGGAACTAGCTCGGCTACTAGAGAGTTAGTCATAAGCATGTCTCAGTTACTTATGCAACCTACCAGTTCACTAGCTCTAAAACCTATATAGTCCCATTCTATTTTATAGTCAAGCTTTATTTTCTAATTCTTTAACTTCCTCAAACGTAGTTTCAATACTGTACTGCTCCTTCAAGTCCTGTAGCTTCTTCTCTACCTCATCTCTCGACATCGAGTCGATTGTACCTGTAAGAATTTCTTTCTTGTCAACATACAAACCAGCTATCTGACCACGCCTGGTCTCCGCAGCTACGGCAGCGTTCCAATTACCTGAAGCAGACGCCTGATCTCTGATTCTTGCCAATGTAGACAATGATCTTTCTTGTGTGCACCGATACCTGTCAACATTTGCTCTAATTTCTGAATCAATAGCTTTTGCAACAATAGGATACAACTCAGGGTTCTGCAACCTGGATGCCAGCTCTGTAGCACTCTTTTTGCTATACCCAGCTTCTATTGCACACTGCGATGCAGACTTCAAACCCTCTGAATGAACAATCAAAAGAATGAACTTTCTCTGTTTTGGTGTTATCTTAGGGTGAAACAACGCTTCTGACAAAGGTTGTGGTATATATACGTCCTTGTTTTCTTCTTCCATAATGCACCTTTTTAATAGATGTTTTCTTTAAATTAATTTTATATTACTAAATATTTCCTTAAAATGCGAGTTTTTTTCGTAAAATATAGATAGTTTGTAACTTGTAAATAATTGTAAGTTACAAGAAGTTACAAAAAAAGGTAAGTATTCTGCTACTTGTAACCTTGTTACCTTGTAACTTGTACTTTACTAAAAAAATAATTTAAAAAATAAAATGGTAGAAACATCTATAGAGAACGACGTTTATGAAAAGAATTTTGGATCTTCTCTCACTAATCTTAGTGCTTTATCCAATGCCTGACGCCCATCAGTCATAATAACTTCCCATTCTTCTGCTGTATATACGCGGTCTTGTTTTGGATCATAGAATTTTATTGACACGTCACCGCAATGGCGACACTTATAAACTTTTCTTACTGGGCTTTCGGGTAGCTGTGTGTACATACCTTTTTATCCTTTGTAACGGAAATAAAACCACATTCTCGGGTAAATTTTCTTTGAAGTATATTGAATCCATGACCTTCATGTTTTCTAATCTATCATATTGACTCGTGGTCCGTGATGCGAGAATCGCGTCCAGTAAGTCTCTCTGCTTTAATATCTCTTGGTCACTCATAAGCACCTGTAAAAGCCCCCACCCAGCGTAACTGGTGCAGGGGCTAAATAAACAATTATAGTGGTAATTATAATTGAATATGAGATTTAATGCAACTAAAAGGGCGGTTCGCCCTTAAAGTTTACAACAGGATTACTCTCCCGAAATCGTGTAGTTTTTGAAACAGTCTGGATCAAGGGGTGGACCATAGTAGATCGCGACGGAATCTTCAGCGCCCTCTGTCCAGGTTTGGTGATAGTGCTTAGTTTCATCGAGTTCCCCTTGTGAGTTACAAACCTTACACTGCTCAACTGATGTTTCTGCTTCAAATGATAATTTGATGTACCCATTACCTTTACAATGATGACATATAATCATATCGCCTCCATAATATTTTTCGTAATCGCTCCCATCTCATACGGGTTGCAACTTCTCTCCAGTTCCGTGGATCGCGTACTGCGGTCTTTGATACTTTCGCATACTCACGAAGTAATCGTTCTTTTAGTGGCGTCTTGCTGCCCATTCCATACCTTCTTTCTCTTTCGCTAATCTTTCCGCTGTAACGCGGTTCGTTAACTCTTCTACTTTTGCCTCATATTTAGTTCGCACGGACCATCTTCCAAAAAAGAATCCTAATGCAAATACACCTACGATGGCAAGAATATGCCATAAGTGAAACATAACCCCTCCTTTCTACACAACATAGTTTTATCATACAGCCAAGTACAGTATTCATCACCCATCTCACCCTGTAAGAATTCATTATAACGACAATCACGCATGAAAGTCTGATACGGCGAATAATATACAAAAATGTAGACACTCGCCAGTATCGTCCCACATAAGCATATAATGCCTATAATTTTGGTAAAAAATTGTAACATCGAATACAATACCAGTTATAGTTACGACCTTCTGATTTACCCATCATATAATCCTTCGTATATCTTTTATCACACTCATGACATTCCTTTCGTTCAATCTTCCATCCAGGTTTAAGCCTTTGATATGATTTAAACTTTGGTAATAATGTCATGCAGCGAGCTTTCTTTTCTTCGCTTCTTTTTTTACTAAATATGTTATTTGCATACCTGCGGACCTATCGTCTTCGGCAGCTATCTTCTTCAATAATTTATATGTATCAATGGCTACTGCCACACTTTTAAACTTCTTGATGTTCATACAGCCTCCTTATTTTGTGCGCCTGATAAATGATGTGAAGATTCATGTCGAACAACTTCTTCACTGTCTCTTTTTAATTTTTTCTTATCTGCAGTTCCTAGCTCTGTGTCAAAATTATATTTTTTAAAACCTACAAACTCGTAAGAACAACGACTCATGTAGTGAGGTGAATATTTAAACCAAGATTCATCAATTCTTGTTCCTGGTAAATAATAATCAAAATCCATCATCTTTTCTTCGTCATCACCAGGTAAAGAATTTCTATCTGTTGCAACTACTTCAGGATATTCTCTTTTAGGTTTTGATTTTATAATTAAAAAATGATCGTGATAACCATTCTGATCTATCCAATACTCTAATTCTAAATGCCAAGGCATATTTAAATTAGGAAAGGTATCTCCTTTATATCCTTTAAAATGATCTGAATGAATATAGTCAGTTCTTTTTAAAAACTCTGTGGCTTCTTCATAATTGTTTAAGTTTATTATTGGTCTTCTCATTAACCTGTCTCCTTTAATTTATGTGGTAACTTTGATAAATGTTCCTGCACTTCGACGTCACCAAAATCAAAAGCAGATTGTTCGGGTTCGTGAGCCACGGACGGTGTAAACTTACGCCCTGAATTATTAGCTAGGTTACTCCACTCTAATGCAAACTCCATAAAAAGTTTTGCCATTGTTTCATCACCTAATCTTTTCGCATCACGGGCATTTTCTATGTAAGCTTTCGCGCGTGTTAAACGTACCCCAAGACGAAATCCCTCTTTGAACGTCGCCTCATAGTTTTTTTTAAGTTTCATACTTTCTCCTTCATTAAGTGAGTAGGGGGGTTCTTTGACTACCCCCAACCTTTTCCCGACAAATCAACATTTCCTAAATGTTAACAAGTACTTCAGTACCACCCTCTGACACTTCAAGGCATTCGCCTCATATCGATCATCAAGTGTGCCTTACTACTTTGTGACAGTTGTTCAGCCATACTCGGAGAATGTTGCACCATTCTCATTTAATTGTTTCTTTAATCTAATATAATGGGAGTGTCAACTATTATTTATAACAAACATAGAAGATTCTAAACACCAGGTCTGTGTATAAACAGGATTAATTCCTTGTTCAGTAGCCATATCAATAATATTATTTTCCATGACAATACGCCTTGCTTCACACTTTTCTTGATCAAAATATAATTCTGCTGTGTGTTTTACCGATGGCATGCCAGGCATAGAAATCATGGAGATTAATAACCAAATCTTAATCACCTGCATCGCCCCAATTGTCACCGCATTCAACGTCGACTTTACTTGGGACAGAGAGTTTAACACAGTTTTCCATAATGTCTTTTATTTTATTCTTATCTGCATCGCTTGCAACAGAAAAGTCTAGTTCATCATGTACTTGTATATGCGCCAAATATCCTTCTTTATCTAACTCTAACATCGCTTTCTTTGTTTGATCAGCTGCAGAGCCTTGTATTAATCTATTAAGTGCTTTGTAGGTCCAAGCACGTTTAATCATATGTTCGCCGTATTGTTGTTGAGCTTCAGCTAATGGTAAAGCTTTCTGCCCCCATTCATTTGTTGGTTCCCATTGATCAAAACGACATCTTCTACCTTCTAATGTAGATAGATAACCTTTTTTACCAGCTTTGTTCATTGTATCATTCATCAATTGTTTAACAAACGGTACGCGTTCATTGTAACTTGCAAGTAGTTCACTTGCTGTCTCTAAATTAACACCAAGTTGTGACATCAGTTTACCTTTACCCATGCCATAAAATAATCCTAAATTAATTGTTTTAGCCTGCTTACGAGGTATGTCAGCCATCTCTGATACCATTGTATGAAAGTCAGTTGTTTGATCTTCTTGATACGAATCAACAAACTTACCTGCACCTGTAAAGTGTCGTAAACTTGCGTAATGTACAACGAGCCGTGGTTCTTGTTGCGAGTAATCAAAGATACCCCACTCATGGTCCTTCTCAGGTATAAATATACTTCTGATTAGTGGGCCGAGAATACCGTGCCGTGCTGGTATTTGCTGTAAGTTTGGATTACTATAACTAAATCTACCTGTTACCGTTCCTCCTTGGTCGGATCGCATTTGGTGTATCTCAGCATGAATCCTGCCTCGGTACGAATGCTTGGTGATACTCTCAATAAACGTGGTTCGCGCTTTGTTAATTTCACGAGCTTCCACAACCATCTTAGCCAGAGGAGAGTCATGTGTCGAAAGAAAGTTCTTGTCAAACTTTGGTTGTCCTGTTGGAGTACGATCATATGGCAATGAAAGTTTATCAAACGCCTTTGCCACACTTGCGGCAGCCCACACTTCGACATCCACTCCAGAAAGTTTTTTAATGGATCTGATAAGTTTATTTTCTTGTTTTTGTAAATCATCTTTAATTATGTTTGCTTTATCTAAATCAACACGCACACCTTTTTGTTTCATCTTAAATAAAACAGGAAACAAATCAGTTTCTAACTCAAAAATATTAACTAAATTCTGTGCAGTAATTTCTTTTTTGAGATGATGCCACAAGCGTAGCGTTACAGCAGCGTCTTGCTCTGCATATTCTCCAACGTGAGATGCGGGAAGCTTCCACATTTCTCCTTTCGGATCTAGACCCCACATTTTGGCAGCCTCGTAGAGTTGGGCTTCCGATTTTGACTCTTTTAGATAATCTTTTGCTAATGAGTTTAGGTCAAATCGAAACCTGTTTTCATCTACAAGTGGTGCCGCAATTAGAGTGTCTATTATTTTACCTTTGATGTCAACACCCATCGCTGTAAGCCAGCCTACGTCATAAAAAGCGTTATGAAATATATAATTAATATTTTCGTACGAGCATTGTTTTTTAAGCCATTTAGTAACAATAGCTTTGTCCATGTTGGGCGGTGTTTCGTGAGCAATGGGATAGTATCCTTTCCATCCGTCTACTGCTACAGCGATACCAACTACTTCACCATTCTTACGTATGTATCCTGGTCCTGTATCTTTTATACCAGGGTCTCTTGTTTCTAAATCAATTGCTATCTCGTCATAACCAGATAGATCAGGGAAATGATCAGGCATAACCCATTCACTAGGCATGCGATGTACTTTAGGAAACCAATTAGGTTGTTCTTTCATCTATTTCTCCAGCTATCGCAGCGTAAGCAGCTAAATCAACATAGCTATCTTTCTTATGTGCGTGTTTTAATCTGGCAACTTTAACAAGCCCCATGCATATTGCAACATCATGCGGTGTTATTTCTTTGTCAAGAAAAGCACTCCACAACTTCGCAATGTTTTCATGGTTCGTTAATTTATCACCGTAGTCTTCTTGACGATCACCGCTAACAAGTTTTTCTGCTTCTTGCAAAATCTTTTGACAAATCATGCAGATCTCCTTTCGTGAAAAAATATTGGTTCGTATTCAAACTGCGCTTCCGTACGACGCACAATAACTAATTTTTGTTTGGCACGTGTCATACCAACATAAAAAACTCTTGCTTCATCATCTCTACCTTGTTGTGTTTCTGTAGATGATTTGTAAGGACCATAAGATAGATCTGTTAACAACATAACATTGTCTCTCTCACCACCTTTACTTGCATGTATCGTTGATACTTCTATACGTGGTGTGTCATCTAATTTGTTTCCTTCACGCATAATTGCTCTGAGATAATTTATTCTCTTTCTTAATCCTTTCGCATTCAACACATCATACCATTTCATTGTACGTACGTCTATGTCTTTGATTGTTTCACGCAAACCATAATCTTTTATTAAATCTTCTAATGTGTAGATATTAGCATGATCACCTTTAAATGTTCCGTAGTTTCTTTTTATGCGTGTGCTATCCATAAATTGATAAACAACATCACATAGTTGACCAGAAACTTCTTTTCCATTTTGTAACGCGGTCCACGCTTTAATAGCTTCGATGTATTTTAAATTAACAACGGATTGTCCATACCGTTTATACAACCAACCAAACTGTTCTAAAGATTCAGAAACTTGTTGCACAATCTCATGTGTACGACATAAAATCAACCAGTCACCTTCAGCCAATCCTTTGTTTAAAGGTCTGATATTTAAGACTTTTCTCTCGCCTTCTTCATCTCTTGGCTTGTAACTTTTATCAATTCTTCGTGATATAGACTGTGCTAAATTTGTGGCAAGAGTGTGCACACTACGTGGGATACGATAAGACTGTGTTAACGGAATGATAGTGTTGGCATCATTTTTAGCCATGGCTATAAAGTGTTCTATGTCTGCACCTGCCCAACGAAAGATTGCTTGATCATCATCACCAGCAACATACGTTTCAATTGGTTTTGCAACTTCTTGTATCATATTAATTACTTGCCATTGGTGTGCAGATAAATCCTGTGCCTCATCAACAAATAAATATTTTAAAGGTGGTGGATTTTTTCTTTGTAAAAAATGATTAAAGTAATCAACATATTCTAATTTATCTCTATCACGTTTAAAGTTTTTTAAATCTAAATCCATTTGTTCTATCGTGTTCCGTGCGCCGTAGTCACTGAGCTTAACAGTACGAAAGATTTGATTTAACCTATCGTCATCATCAGGAAACTTTGCATACGCAAGATTAATCAAGTCTTGATACTCACTCTTTGCGGTTGGCATAGATATGTCCATACCATTACCTTTCTTCATCTTGTTAACAAAGAAACGGCCCGTGTCCCGTGATAAGTCATCGTAGTCACTTTGATCCATGATCTGTGATTGTTGTAACTGTAATCGTTTATACGCAAGAGAGTGTAGTGTACAAAAATACGGATACATTTTTTTAAGTTCCGCTTCACTCCATTCTTCTTTAGTAACTCTGTCACGAATTTCTTCAGCAGCTTTTACAGTAAAACTAAAATAACCAATCTCTTCTGGTCTACAATGACCACCATTAATTAGTTTATCAACTTTATCTTTTAAAAATGTTGTCTTGCCTGTACCAGGAGGACCTATAACTATATTTCTTTTCATTAGTAAGGCTCCTCTTCTTTAAAATCTTTTGATTTAACAATATATTCTGCATCATTAATAGTGGTTGGTATCTTCCAAATGTGTGTAACTTTATCATTGACACGCAACTTTTCTGCTGTGCCTTTAAAGTCTGAGAATACTTTAAATTGTCCTACATCACTTAGTTTATTAAAACGTTTTGTTTTAAGAAAATCTCTAAACGCTTGTGGTTTAAACATGTAATAATTTTCTTGTTCATATACCATGCCTTGCAGCATATCTTGTCTGTCTTTTGCTCCACCATTATTCTCTATAAATATTTGTAGATACGATAAGAATTGACCATTGGAGCTTACCTCGCCTGGCATAATAACTTCTTCAAAACCAGGATCATCAAACAATGATTGCACTTTATCTGCCCATGCATCTGCACGAATAGGTTGTGGGCTCTCATTAATTTGTTTTATACAAGCTGCTTTATATCGAGCGTGTTGTGCCAAGGTATCACCATCAATAACTAAAACTTTTCCGTTGTGTGTAACTTCAAACATAGGATCATCAGAGACAAACTTTTTTAAACTAGAAATAGATGAAGTAGATCCCTTACCTATGCCAAACTTTTTCTGACGGCATTTCATCTTCTCGCATACACCTTTGAACAAAGGAAGTTCACAGCGAAAAAAATAATTTTTTTTATCACTAATTTGTTTTAAAATTGTTTGTACCTCTCTGCTTTTTAACGGAGGATTAAAATATGTTGTGTTGTAATAATCTAATTTATCTTCAAGCTCTGACTCTTCAAAACGTTGTCGTGCATAAATACCTAATTGAAATAAACATTCGTTCCGTGAGCCTTCAGCAAATCCCTGTGATGCTAGTGTAACTAAACAAGGTGGTGCATCTTTAAAATCATCATTTGATCGTTCTTTTTTTTCTATAACCACCATGCCGAGATTCGATACGACTTTACTTTCATAATGCGTTATAAACATATCCAGATTATCCAATGCATTACCTTCATCATTACTGACTCTGCTACAAATAAAAATACATGAGCACCGCCACTCTTTGATTTACATACAACCAATGGTAATTTCTTATCGAGTATGGTTTTAATTAATTTTTTATGATCGAACCCATCATAGGAGTCTATATCAATAGCACCCCACGTACAGGTGTTGTCGTCTTTAATGGGAATGATACCAAGCGATGGTTCTTTTCCATCAAGATGATCATACCATTTTTGTTCCGTTAGCTGCTGTTTTTCTATCCAAGATTTTGCTTCTAGTTTACCATTCTCATTTTTTGAACGGCTTTCAGTTTGACCATAAGCTCTGTCAAGCCCTGTAAAAATCTCTATAAATCGTCGTCTCTGTTCTGTCATTCTCATACCTAGTTGAGGGAGCGATTTTCAGGAGGAAAATTATGCTCCCTCGATTAATTTAACTTAGTGTTTAGTACGGAGTTTTTTCCCCGTCGTCAACACTTTCGTCATCATGCTTAACTTTTACTTCACCAGCATCTACAGACGCGGAGAAAGCTTTTGCTTGTGAATACAAGTCAGCATCTTCGATTGGACCAACACGTGTAATGTCCCAACCAAACCATTCACCCAAATCATTCGATTCTGCAATCGTTTTTAATGAATAAATGTGGGAGTATGAAGGTGGTGTAAATAACCCCTTCGCACCTTTTAGCTTTAACCCAAGCATCAAAGAGTTCCATCTTTTAGATTTCTTTCTTTGTGTGCTTTTCATAGCAACTAGAGCAGATGACCAAACTCCATTGTCACTTTTGATTAAACAAAAATGATTGGCCGTATCTTCAATATAATTACCATTAGTAAGTCTATCTTTACGTTGATCATCTCTTGTTGTTTTTGACAGTATATCACTGTCGCCTGAATGAATATTAACAGGAGCACCAGTGCCCTTGCCTCTATCTTGCCATTCAATATATTGACGTTGATATGAACAAGGTATGACCTGTACCCCTTTATCTCCATCAAATATTTCTTTTGTAAGCGTGTTGTAGATCATTCCACTTTCCGCTCCCTCAATGTATTGAGGATCTCTCTTCTTAATCTGTGGTGACGTATCACTCAGAATACGAAGAAAAGGAATTGCAAGATCATCCATGCCTAGTTGCCCTAGCCCTTGATTAGCGTCTGCCTCAAACATGCTAGGATCAAATGCAACAACGTTTCCTGCTTCTTTAGTCTTTACAGCGTTTGCCATATTTACTCCTTATTTTTTCTTGGTTATTTTTGT